TCATCGTATGGGATCTCGCCGGGCAAGTTAGGAAGCCAGTTAGGAGTTGGCAAGATAGTGGCAGGATAAGTTAAAGGTTCAAGGAGAATAGCCAAAGACATCTCTGATGAGAACCCTGCTCGTCTTAGCGATTTGTAATACTCATTTAGCCCGATGCAGTACTGATCGAGCATAGAGTAAGCCTCTAAGTCGATAGCCTTCTTGCGTGCCATGTAAATATTATCGCTCTAAGAGTATGTTGTAGATCTCATCGACACGCGTATTGAGTCGCTTAATCTCCGACAGCAAGTGCGTGATCACATAGCCAGCCAAGCCACCCACTATCGCAAGTGTGGCAATATAAAGATTTAGGAGGTCTGTCTGTGTCATCGTTTAGGTGTCGCATATCCAAAGACCCCAGCAAGAACAGCCCAAAGGATCGAGCGGTAATCTGCTGCGAAATTAGAAGCTGCCCACGCAGATAGGAATGCACCTGCTGTGAGTAGATAAGGGTTTTTCATATTCATGCTGTGCCTCCTAGTAAAGGTACTTTAAAGAACGAACCATCGTTATCGCCTTTGATGCTAAACGAGACATGGAGATGATGGCGATGCTTGTTAATCCCAGTATAAGTTCTCCAGCGCCAAGCGCTTTTGGCGCTTGCAATTTGGCCGTCAAAGATGAGATACGAGATGCGCTTATCAGACTTTGCCAACTGACGAAGTTGATCTGCCACATCGGGCATGAGGTCGGGCTTAGGTCTGCCGGATAAATCGCGGTCAATGTCAATGGCACGAACCCAGCCCTCGCCATCTGGATTATGGTCAGACTTACGAGTTGAGTGCCGACTATCGCCGATCCAGCCGTCCGAGGTACGATCACGGTCGCTGAAGCAGTCATCAAATTGTTCACGAAGTTGTTGACCAGCCTTGCATAATTTAGGCTTCATCTAATAACTTCTTGCGTTCTAATTCGCAACCTTGACAGTTCCACTTAAATAAATCATTTAAGAATAATTCCTTATGACCGCATTCAGGTCGAGGTGGAATAAAAGCATCTGCATCTGGGTCATATTTATAACCGATTCCTGCAAAGTTATAACGGATTTTTTCATTGTAAGAAGTTCTTACTGCACCGTAATATGTTTCAGGATCGAGACCGTCTATCAACTCGGTTTCGTCTTTGCCGACGATAACTTGAGTGACAATGTTATTTTTATCTAAATATGCGTAGTGTGCCATTATGCAAAACTCACAGTATCCGCGCCGCCAGCCGCTGTAATTGTAGATATCTTAAAGCCACCTGAAGTAGATGTACTTTGTACAACTCCGCCAGAAAATGTTGCTGTTCGAGTGTCAGGATATTTTATGATGATTACGCCTGATCCACCAGCTGCTGATGAAGCAGCATTGTTGTCAACACCACCGCCACCACCGCCTGTGTTAGTACCACCAGCGACTGCATTGCCGTCAAGACCTGCACCTTTGCCACCGCCACCAGCGCCACCGGCGCCGCCGTTACCAAGTGTGCTAGATCGGGCACCGCCGCCACCACCGCCTGCGCGTGTTACTGATGAACCCGTAATTGAGGACGCTAATCCTGCGCCACCAGCGCCGCCAGCTGCACCAGGAGTTGCAGCAGCAGTTGAACCGCCAACTGCGCCAGCGCCACCGCCACCAGCGGCACTTGAACTATTACCACCGCTTCCACCGCCTGCTGAACCTTCTCCAGAAGGAGAAGCCGCGCCGCCCGTTGTTGGTGACCCACCGCTAACAGTTCCTCCACCACCGCCGCCAGATCCACCAGCTGCGCCTGCGACGTTAATTGCACCGCCTCTACCGCCACCTGTTGATGTTATTGAAGCAAAAATTGAATTAGAACCGTTAACATTTCTAGCACCACCAGCACCCACAGTTACGGTGTAATTTGTCGATGGCAATACAGAAATAGTAGAAGTCTTATATCCTCCAGCTCCGCCGCCACCAGAAATGTCAGCGCCTGATGTACTACCGCCGCCACCACCGCCTGCAATGACTAAGTATTCGACACTAAATGGCGAAATAGGAGCAGCAAAAATGCCAGATATTACATTAGCGATCATTACGCAATAGCCCCTACAACATACCAAGTATCGGTTGCTGTCTTTATGCAGGCTGCTGACTTATATTGTGAAAGAGTTGGAGAAGCGGCTGTTGCGCCTGCTGAAAGCACTGTAGTTGTGCCGGGCGTAACTGCTGAAATGGTGCATGTTCCAGCCCCTATGTTTAGGACTGTAATTACTGTTCCGACTGGAAAAGCCACACTTGCATTAGTAGGGATTTTAAATGCTATCGCCGTTGCCTTATTCATGAGTTCAAGTGTTTGGTAAGCATCAGCAATAGTCGCTGTGTAATCGGCTGTATTAGCCGCGCCCACCGTAAATGATGTAAGTCCGTTGTACATAGCCGCGCTTAGGACATCGCCTGTAGCTGCTGGAAAGCCTGTTGCCATTTATATCTCCTAGTACGCCATTATGTTAGTGCCGATTATACCTGATATGTCCGAGCCGATGATGAACCCTTCAACGATCGGTTCTAGAGTTGTCACAGTTACCTTCATGGAATTGGGCGTTATATCCCATGCAAGCCCCTGCGCCTGTAAAGTCTTAACGATGGTTGATCCATCTGGTTGAACATTCGTAATCTTTAGATTTGAGAAATAGTCCAGACCGAGCATGGTGGCAGTTGGAACTGCTGGATCGAGCAGATCGACCGTCATGGCATCTATGCGGATCGTGGTCTCAGCTCTAGTTGCCACATAGATCTTGGCGATGTTTAGAGTGTCTGCATCTGTCTGGGCTACTAGGTTGCTTTGATTTAACTGGTGCGGGAAGTATTTAGCGATAGATGCTGAGTTTTCTGATACCTGCTGTGTACCACCTACGCGAGTCATGCCAGCGCTGTTGATGATCAACTTGTCATCGAAGGCGAATACAAGGTTGCTATAAGGAATGCCAGTAGTTTGATTAAACTCGATCGGAGTCTCGTTGTACTTCTTGATCACGTTGGTGCGGTTTAGGAATATCGCAGTTCCTTCAGAGTTGATATAGAACGCGCCCTGCTCTGAGAATTCTGCGTTTTTTAGCGCATCCAGTGCTGTTCGAGAAGTGCCAGGATCAGCCAAGCAGGTTGTATTTCCTGTGTCGATCGTACGCATGGAAGCAGGCCATTGAACTTGCGACAGAATGCGGTTTATTCGAGTGCCGGTATCTTGACCAGCTGTGGCATCTGCCACCGTAGTAATCCCAGCCTGTTGCATAAGTCTGAAAGCATCGGAGCAGATTATGTCAACATAGCCTGTTTCTTGGCCTTGAGGATAGGTGTACTTGTATTCGATCGTATAGCCAGAGAACAAGAAGTAACCTACGCCGCCTACCGTTGCTGAGACACGCAACTTGCGCAGCGGAGTCAAGAAGCCAAAGTAAGGAGAGTTCACATTCTGTGGGTTAAAGTCAGAGTTAGGATCTAAGACTCTGATAGTGGCAGTACCAGCCTCATAGGTATCGCGCATGATATTGCGACCACGCTTAATACTGATCTGTCGAACATTCGGAGTCAGATCGACTGTAGGTTCTGGAGTTGTTGTCGAGGCTAGTGTGCCTGTACCTAGAACGCCGTACTTCTCATCGCCGATAGTGAACGGATACCCGAAGGTAGCGCCGCTAGTAAAGTCGAAGGATACGGAGATCTGCGCTGGAAGTGCCATTACCCGAATGACCCACCTTGACGGAATATAGAAGCAAACTTAGCCTGCAATGAGTCATTCAGTAGGCTGTCGCGGATAACATCAGTGAGACTTTCTTGAGCAATGATCGAGCCAGCGTTAACATTGACTGTTACTGCTACTCCTGTGTCAGTTGTAAATTGAGATCCCTGTGGCAGCGAGTATTGCTGACCAGTTACGCCATAGCCTGAAGCCATTGATGTTGGAACTACTTGAACATTACCAGCGGCAATGCGACCAACCTGCGCTTCGATCATGTCGAGATAAGACTTCCACGCTGTGAATGGGTTCTTAGCATCTGGAAGGCTTGCTAGGTAAGCAGCTAGTTGCTGTGACAGTCCTTGAGACTTGGCTAGTTCTCCAGCAAGTTTAGAAGCCTCTGAAGTATTCCCGGTCAAGATAGCCAGTTGCAGTTCTAGGCGCTTGCGTTCCTCAGCTGAGATATCACCCTTGAGCGCAGCGATGATCTGAGTCTGCTGGATATCGAATAAAGTTCCAGCCTTCTGCAACGCTGTCTGCTCTTTGATCGCCTTAGTCTGGTCTTTAGTTGTTTTAAGCAAAGCGGCTCGCGCCTTAGCCGCCGCCTTATCGGCTGCTGCTTTTCTTAATTCTGATGCAACTGCTGGTGTGATGGTTGCCTTAGCAGGCTCTTTAGCAAAGATGCCGGGTATTCTGGTGAACTGAAGGTTCAATACTGTATCGAGTAACTTAAACGCTTTAGCAGTTCCTGTGGCGAATGCAGAGATCGCATTAGCGGCAGTATCTATCTTAGATATGATGTTATCTAGTCCGCCTTGACCACCGCCGCCGAGAATAGATAGCGCATCGACCAAGCCCTTACCAATAGTTTCCTGAGCATTAGCGGCAGCAACAGTTAACTTATCAAGTGAGCCAGCGTAGGTATCTACTGAGACTTGAGCCTGTCCACCAAATAAATCGTTAATTCTTGTCTGGACTTCCTCAAAGGACATGGCCTTGAGTTCTGCTTGGGTTAATCCAATGCCGTACTTAGCGAGTGATCTAGTCTGTCCTACATAAGCCTTAGATAGATCTGCTGCAACCGATACAACATCTGCGCCACTAGCTGCTGAAAGATCAAGGGCTGTGCGCAGCAACTTCTGGCTTTTAGCAACATCACCAGTTGTAGTCAATAAGCGCTGGAACGCTGGGCGAAGTTGATCATCGAGGACGCCAAATTGTTTTTCAAGATCTGCAATGAAGTTGCGGACTCCAGGATCTGCAAAGGCTAAGCCTAAGTTGTCTAAAGACTGGGTTAGTAATCTTGCTGCTTTATCATCTTGAGCAAAGGCTTTAGCGGCATTGAAGCCAGCGCGACCTAAACGCTGTACGGTGAATAAACCAACATAGGACTTAGCAAGTGTCTTTACCTGAGAGTCAAGTCCAATGGTGGATTTGACAGCATCGTTAAAGGCTTTACGGCCTACGAACTCCGCGGCAATATCTACTTTTACATTAGTTGCCATTAGTTATATCTACCTGTCTTGGCGTTGAACTTAGCGGCTGCGCTTTCTAGTGCCTTAATAACTGCGCCTTGAGTCTTGCCCTGATCCTCGTTCCAAGCGCGAAAGATACCGCGACCTTGTAACTTGCCTTGGCCTTTAACATCGCCACCTAATCTTGGTGAGAAGTTTCCGCCGGGGTTCTTGCGACCTGCTGTCTCATAGATAGCACCAGCAGCGGACTTGTTGAGCAAAGATACGAGTGAACGCCAACCGCGATTATTAGGGCGGCTTGGAGAAGTCTTGTAGGTAATACCCTTCTTGGCGATCGAAGGGTTATATGTAGGGAACTTGCCCTCATTAAAGGATCGAGCAGCCCAACCGCTCAGCGGTGACTCAGCGGGCATATAACCGCGAGCCTTAGCCGCAATGGGCTTTAGCAAGTTACCAAGTTCTTTGGTTGTTTCCTTGGCTAGATCAGGCTCATATTGTTTTAGGGCTTTACGGAGTTTACCTGCGCCTTTTACTTCTGTTGGCATCAGCTTGCTCCTTTGCTCTGTCCTTCAGGGCTTGAAGTAAAGTCCTGAACATTGTGTGATCTAGTTCAATTAAAGTTTGGGGCGAGAGTCCAGTCTCAAGCGATAGTCTCGCTACGAGATAGGTGAAGGACTCCCGCGTTACTCCAAAGGGTCATCGTCTAAGACCTCAACTCGCGTCAATGTCTCAAGGAATGACTCTCCGAAGGGTTTTACGGTTTCACCCGACCTACGAATTGCTTCCCAGCAAAGCCAATATACATCGCTCTGCTTTTCATCATCTCTAAAGGCCTTATGGAAGCCCTTCTTTGCATATTGCTCGAAGGCGTACTCGATCGCCGGAGTGATCTGGTACTCGTTAACGCTTCCATCTGCCCTTGTTACCTTTAGTTTTGCCATGCTTTGCCCCTTAGTTA